CCTTAATTTCTGTCAAGCTATTAGTTACATCTTTTACCATGTTTAATTACCTCTCTTTGCTTTTGCCTTTGCTAGTTGTTCAGTTAAATAGTTTTTCAATACCTCGTAGTCACCAACTTGTACTTTATGAAAATCTTGTAAACCTTTTAATTTTTCAGATAGTACATAGTTAGCAAGCGTATCGAACGGCATCCCTTTAATTTTTGCAATATCATTTATAAGGTCGTTAATTTCTTGATACTGATCATTGTCAATGTACCTTACTTGGTTTTGTTCTTGGGCTTGCTGGTTGTTTGGTTTCTGTTGCTGATTATTCTGCCCTTGTTCTTGGCTTTCTTCTACTGGATACTCATCAATATCTTTTTCACCAATCGCAAACAACCCCTGCAAGGCATATTTTCGAGCGTATGAGCTGACTGCACCTGTCCATTGTGGATCTTGCATTTGTTTAATCTGTCCTTTTTGGGTATTAAATACTGGAACTTGACTCATTTCAGCGTATGCTGTTGATTGATACCTCTCGTCTCTCTCATTATTAAAAGCTACGGCTGTTGCCTTTACAAAGATTTTTCCGACAAGCTCAATGAGTTCATCAGTTACGATTACTGACCAATCGCTTTTTAGCTCTTTGAAAGTTGTATAGATGTCCTCGGCATTTCTAAATGCGTACTTCACATCTTTTGATTTCTTTTTTTCTAGTTGCATTTTTTGTTGCAACTCTGGGAAAGTTAAATCTGCCATATTATCTAGCCTCCAATCTACGCTCATTTACTTTTCTAAAAAGCTCATATACTGGGTTATCGTCAGGGATAACATATCCGGCAATACTGTCTCTTTTGGTTCCGTCTGCCATTGTGTGCGTTACTGTATAATGCTCTTTAACCATTTTCTTTCCTTTCTAGCAATTGCTAAAATTGCAAGAGTGTCAATAACCGTTAACCCTACCAAACTATTAATTAAAATATCGCTTAGTTGATAGTATTTTCTTTGCCAGTTATTTACTAATAGTTGTTGTGTACTGTTCAGTTCTTTCATTATGTGGTATAATTTACTTAGTGTTTTTAGTAAGCCCCTGCCTTATCAGTGGGCTTTTTTGCTATAATTGACTTATCCTAACGAAAGGAGGACAAGTAATGAGTTTTAATCAAGCTCTAGCTGATAAAATTCTTGAGTTTGCTGCACTTGAACCGACTATCCCAGTAGGTACAGGGTACGACTTCCACACTCCAGAATTTGAGGAAGATGATTTCAAAGATACTGCTAAGCAACTGATTTCATCTGGTCAAATCACTGGTCTACTCAAGGAAGATTACAGCGGTCTATTCATTGAGTTCAGACAGTAATGTTTGAACTCCTACCTTAGCTACCATCTCATCAACATCAAGAACATCTGGTGTAAATGTGATGGTAGCTTTTGGTTTTTGTCCTGCTGGCATTTCCAGCCTAAAGTTGGTCACGCCTCGACCAAGCTCCCAGTCATTGATTTTTATTGAGTAGCCTGATGAGTTTAGACATTGACCATCAGTAGGTTCTTGTTTGGGTTTAATACTTAGTTTTAATTGATTCATGTTTGCTCCTTTCCCATTTTTGCAAAGTCCTAAAATTGAAATTTCTCTCTTTTATTTATTTAGAGAAGTAGGACTTGTTGTTGGTTAATATTTATTGTTATTTAATACTTGTTGTTAGTTAGTATTTATTAGTGCCTAATTTTTCTGATTTGTAAAATACAGATTTGTAAA